CTTTAAATCTTAGTAGTTGTCTCACGAATCATCTTATCGATGATCGTTTGATCAATGAATTCAAGATTAATAAGCTTAGTGGTCGTATCAGTGACGATGGTGATTCCTATCTAACGGGTTGTTCTGGTGTGCATCAGCAAGTTTGGGGTCAACTTATGGGTTCTCCTGTAAGTTTTCCTCTCCTTTGCATTATTAATGCTGCCATAACTCGTTATTCGATGGAAGTTGCCTTTGGCAAAACAATTCTTTTAACAGACAAAGCTTTCCTGGTCAATGGTGACGATGTAATTTTCACCATACCAGATGGGCAATATGATGTCTGGGTAAAGAATGTGACATCTGCTGGTCTCTCTCCTAGTCCTGGTAAGAACTTTGTTAGTCGCCGCTATGGTGTCATAAATTCACAAGTTTATGACTGCGGTCGGGATTGGGACTATGTTCACTCTGACATTAAGGTCAGGAAGGTTCCATTGGTTAAGATGAATTTAGTTCACCTTGTACAGCATGTAACAACTGAAAGAAGAGTCGATGAGGGCCTCGTTATTGGTGAGGCACTTCGTCACGGTAAGACACTTGAAGGTCGTATGGAAGAGTTGGTAAAAGGTTGGGAAGGGGTCGATAGAGATCGACTTCTTAAACGGGCTTATCATTATGCTAAGCCCCTCCTTGCCAAATTGCCTCCTGTTTCATGGGTTCTTCCTAAGTGTCTCGGTGGTCTCGGTCTTCCTTGTACTTTGGATCATAAGGTTTCAGATCTTCATCTGAAAATCGCCTCAATGATCCTCTGCCTGGATGCTGATACTCGACGTGATGTCGTACGTCTCCAATGGTTACGGGAGCCTGGTAATCTGTTCTGTGAAGAAACTAATGAACAGATCCGAGAATTGAATGAAACCCTTGGTCTTAAGTTAATCCTTTCGGAAAAACAGACTGAGGATAAAGTCTATGGTAGACTCATCAAGTCAAATCTCGGTCTTGGTGCGGATGAATCCGTACTTGAACCAAAGAAGGCTCTTAACATCTGGAAAAGAATGTACAATGGATGGGTCAAGCGAGTCCAGAAAATTAAATGGACAGACCATACTGAGCACCTGTTGAAGGGTGACAGTAACCAAGGTCTTCATGCTTGTAACCAAACCAGAGCGCTCTCTTACAGAAGTCTTAAATGGACTTGGGAGTGTTCGGTGAGCTGGAAGTAGGGGTATATAGGCGTCAGTTCTACCAAAACATCTCTCCGATTAGAAGAAACCGGAAAAATGAAATTGTTAGTCTGTGTTGTGAGGGTTACGAGGGTACCGGAAAGATT